ACGGTTGCAGTCGAGTTTAAAGGAACAGATAAAGTAGCACTCTGCGCTTCAAACGTCCCCCAAAATGCCACTACCTGCTGATTGGCGCTGTTATAGATTATTTGCAGATACCGGGCGAAACTTATAGGGACTAATGAGAAGTTTATAGTTCCCTCGCCGTTTATCTGCGCCCCGGCGTTCATAGCGAACTCTATAGTCCAGTTGGCGACCGTGGTTAGATCGGTTAGCGCGTTTTCCGTTACCGTGATACCAAGCCCCGTAGCTCCGTTGAAATAAGCGCTCTGGATACTAGCAACTAGCTGCGTAGACGAAGTTACAACTCCGGTGTTTGTAATGGCCGTCCCGTTGGGCGATGAATCGGAAAGCGGATTTATGGTTAGCAGCAATGCTACATCGTTATAATACGGATCACCAGGTATAGCACCAGTAACGCTTTTTAACTGCGCCTGTATCAAAGGGTCTACTTGCTGTCCTGTGTTGCCGATAGCCATATTGGCGGTGGCACCAATAGTTCCTAGATTCCGCACGCCGACTTCGGTCAAAAATAACAAGTCGTTCGCGACTGATTGCGCTGCGCGCGGGTATGTGGACCCCACCGGTTGTGCGTCTAACAACGCCATATTCTGGGGATCCGGATCAATCTGCCACATCTGATACCCGCCCGCATTGAAGGCGATCAGGTTACCGCGATAAAGTGCGAGCACCGCTACGGGGTTATCACCGTAATTGTTAAGTCCCGTTGGCAAGTATCCGGCGTTATTCGTGCTGGTCCAGTCAATCGGGTTCACAGCCGCCGAATAGGACACAATATCGTTACTTCCCTCAAATACATGGGATGCGCCAATCGTTACGGCCGTGGTATTCGGACAGTTCGTATCGATCACTGCACGGCTGACAGCTTCCCACGACATGCTCGTAAACGTAGTTACGTATCCGTTTAGGTTTGTGTACGAACTGGAGTCGTATACGGTGTTCCCGATGACAGTGGGAAATACCGGTGCGTTCAGCCCCGATTGCATCAAGGGTATCGCCTGCCATGTGATGATCGAGGTGCCGATAGCCTCCCACGTCACAGTCCCATCGATCACGGTACCATCTAGTGTAGTCGGCCAAACGGGTTCCGTCGCGGCGGAACTCCCGGGTGTAGGTTGAATAGCTTCGTACAAAAAGTTCGATGCAGGGGAGGGTGTCTCAAGGTTCCAAGTCACCAGGTCGGCGAAGCCGTTGTTGGGGCTGCCGCCGCCGCTGCCGGCCGCGAGCGCGACGCGCACATGCGCGGCTCCGGCCGGCGCGATTGCGGTAATTGTGGTTTTACGGTAGCCGAACCCCTCTTGGTTGTTCTGCTGGAACCCACTTTCACTAATGAAGCTATCGGCCGAATTGTACCAGCGAAGGATAATATCCATCGTCAGATTCGCACCCGAATTGTTGGGGTTCAGGTATGCAGAAGCAGTCACCGACTGCCCCGGCGTCACGAGGCTGTAACTCGTCATAGTCGCGCGAGCACCGAGCGTGCCGTAGGAACCACCACCAACGATTAGCCCTTCTGACCCCTGATAGGGATCGAATGACGAATACGCCCACGTTGCCGTGCCCCCGACGTTCGTAAAGGTCCAACCACCAGCGCCGCTGCCCCCTTCGAAATCGCCATTCGGGATAGCATTCGTGAACGCGCCTTGCGAACTGGTCGGTATGACGACCGCGCCTGGCGCATACAACGTGCCAGCCTTCCAGACGTTAACTTTGGTAGAAGCCAAAGTAAGCGATGAGAGTGTTGAGGAGGCCGTTGTGAAAATGCCTGCATTCGCAATCGTCGCCGAATCACCGTATCGGTCTGTGATGTTGCTACCTAACGGTGAGGCGGTTGAATACGGGTTGCTGGTGTTGCCCTGCGTGGTACCTGCATCCGTTGTGTTTAGGTCGAAATCCCCAAACTCTTGAATTATTCCGCCCGCAACTGTCGGCCATACGGGCTCTATAAGACCGGTATGCACGGGGGACCCCGCCACCGCAATGGCTTGATACGCAAACCCCGTCGGGGTGTTCGGTTCAATGTACGAGCCCGACGTTACGATAGTGTCCGGCGTCCAGAGTGGATTGCTGGGCCAATCGCGCACACCCTGGTAGGCTAAGCCGTTCGCCGTCGGCGGTAGGACAATGCTCGCACTCGTATAGTCCGTGGTGCTCGTCCAGGTGCCGTTGTTCTGGAGCCAATAGTTGACAATGTTGCCGTTGTTGAACTGAGCTACTACGTACAGAAACCCCATAAAGGGCTTCGCGTACCAAATTATGGTAGGCGATGCAGACGAATTGCTAGGATCGGAAAGCACGTTAAGAACGTAGTTAGCCGGCAACGCCGCAGTTGAATATGCGCTTGAGAAAATATTAAACTGTCCGTTTGCTATAGCGAGCCCAACGGTGGATGAATCCAATGTCGCCGCGCGGATGGTCCCCTCTCGGGGTACGACCGAACCCGCGTTCGTGATGTACCCATTCTGCAAGTCGTACAGGTTATTGGCTGACGCGCCGCCTTTCACACGGAGTCTATTGATGCCTCCCTGTAGGACCGTCAGCGGGTATGATCTCATCCTGAGTTGCTCGGATCGTACTGTATGAGGGTTGGGCGGACGGCCGGAGGTACCGCGATTGTACCGGGGAGGTAATGCGCCGTTTGATGTGTTCCAGCGATCAACTCCGCCCTGTACGCATTAGCTTGAGACTCAATGTTATTCGCGTCTGCCTGCCCGTAATGTGCCTTAGCGTTTGCCAGTGCGTGCAGAAAGACTAGCTCGGAATCCAGCGTAGTCGTATCCGTCGGGTTTATGAAGGACATTAGGCCGAAATGAGCCTTCATCCACAACCAGTAAGTCTGATCCGGCATCGGATATAACTCGATTGCTTGGCGTATATCGTACCGTGCAGGGCGCCACGGTTTTGTGATCATCGTGTAAAGTTGCGGCGGTATGCCCTGGATCAGCGGATACCATACGTTCCGCGTGTCCTGAATGCCGGCCCACTCGACGCTTTTTACCGGGTCCATGTGGAAGTTGGATAAAATGTCCTCGTCATTGTCTGATACCGAATAAAACCGCTGACCGGGATTTACCTTCCAGCGAAACAAACGTTTCGTGTGCAATTGCAAATATCGCTTATAGAGATACGTTTGCGCGCTTGTCAAAAAGTCCTGCACAACTGCGGCCATACCAGGCGGCGGATTTGCGGCTTGGTTCGAAAAACCTAAGCGCACCAGCAGGCGGTATGAGAGCGAGGACATGGTTGCCGTTGGAACCACGCTATCCATGTATTCAGCGTTGTACTGCGCTGCGTGGAAGGGGTTCGGGCTATCGAAAGACAGATATTCATTGACGTTTCGCGTTATAGCGACTGCCACTTGGTATGGCAGAGCCGAAGCGCTTGAGACGCCGCCAGTCGTATAAACCTGTAATTGTAGAGCCGCAAGTGTAGTCAATGTGTTCAAAGGGACGATAATCGCCCCGTTCTGGATGCCGCCCAACTGCGCGCCCGCGCTCGTGAGCGTAACCGTCGTCCATGTACCCGCAGAGGTCGAATATGCGAGATACGGCTGGCTGCCGTCCGTTGCTGCTTGGACTACACTCCACTGGAGGCTCACGCTGCCAGTCGAGATATCCTTGACGCTGCCGATGAAGGTTATCGGCCCGCTGGTGTTAGTCGCAAATGCATTAGCTGAAAACCAATAGCGGCCATCGCCGTTTAGAGGGTAATTGACGTTGTAGGGGACGTTACTATACTGATCCGGCGGTACATTACCGTAGATGTCTTGCCACGCTTGAGGGTCAACAACTGGGCCATGGCCACCAACTACCGTCACCATTATGGTTCTCCTAACAAAAAAGGCCCTTGAGCTTTCACCCAAGGGCCCAATCCTATCTCACGATAGGAGCCCCACACTCAACTCAACAGACTATCGGCGGATGCCGCCTTACGACCGCGGCGGGCAGCGGGCGCAGGGGTAGGCGCCGTTTGCTTTGCCGCAGTTTTATCACTTCCAATCGCTTCGTCGATCATTTTTGTAAGGGTCCGCACGCCGGCCTTCGCATTCCCGTACACGGCATAGGCATGCGCCACACCGCTTTGGGGATCCGCGCCGTAGCACTTCACCAAACGGTCGAGTTCTTTGGAGGGTTCCGGGTATTCCCCGGCAACCTCTTCAAACTCTCCCAATCGAACAACATTCCCATCCTCGAACAGCCATTCGAGAATGGGGATCTCCCACGGGGCAACCGCTCGGTTGTGTACCGTGTTCTGATCGCGCGTCACTTTCACTCTCTCGTATCGCATAGGGGCCTCCTGCGAACTAGTTTTGAAGCAGAATCAATGTTCCGGTAGAACCGGTTGCTACGATCCAATCGTAATTCAGCGTTACCAACTTCGGCGCGCCGAACCCAATCGTACCGATGACGTTCCAACCAGTGGTACCCAAGGCATTCGGGCCCAAGGGCGCACCGTATGTGCCGGTCGTAAGCACGGTGTTCAGGTCAGGGGCACCCAAAATCGTGATCGGAAGGGTTTCCGTACCGGTTCCCGAGACTGCGCCGCCGTTCATCGCAACTACACTCGCGCCAGTCTTGAACGGGCATAACGTGCCGTCAACCTGGTTCGAAAGCAAATGGACGAACACCTGGCCGCCAAACTGGCCCAGCGAAGTGATCGAGGCGTACACGAAGGCCGGAGATGCCGCGGTAGCTTTCACCGTTGACAGGGTGAATGTGTCTGCCGAAGCCGAGGACACGTAGTACGTGGTGTTCAACTGGAACGAAATGGTCGAAAGACCTGACAACGAAGACAGGAAGCCCGAAGTTCCGGCAACCGAGATCGACACGGCGTCACCGTTCGTCGGGACGTATCCCGGGACGGTAACGACAGTCGGAGTTGCCGCAGTCAAGGTGCCCGCCAACGGATCACCGAAGGGGACCGGCGCCTTATCGTAAGGCAGATAGATCGGCTGGGTGCCAGCAGCCGTCGCAGTGGAAATAAGAACTTGCATGTTAATTTACCTCTATGTCCTGGTGACGGTTACTGGATGGAAAGCACAGCATGGCTGTTGCGCTTGCCAGTGGTTAGCGCTGCCTTCGCGGTCAATGCGAAGTAGTGCACGTAGCGATCATACACACGCGGGGGTGTGCGGTTGATCATCCAGTGACCCTGGATCGGGCGCAGCTTCAGGAACTTGGTGTTCAGGAAGTAGCAGCGCTTTTCCCAAGGAATCGTCGGAGCGTAGAGACCGTCAAGGACCGTCATTACCGGATCCCAGAGGATTTCCACGTTCTTGAAGTACATTCCGGTGCGGATGCCCTCACCGACCGCAGCATCAAGCTCGGTGGGTTCGGCATTGTCCTTCATGTACACGGTGCGGTTGATCGTGTTCTTCGCATCCAAACGGTAGGCATCCAGGAAGAGTTCGCCGACTAGGATATAGTTCGGAGCCATTCCGCCGTATCGAGTGCAGTCGCGCCATGCGATTTCCATCTGCTGCGTCAAGTTACCGGCCGTGGAGGTCGAAATACCCGTGATCGAAGTATTCTGCCACCAAGTGTAGATCGACTGGTCCAGACCGCCGACAACCTGTGAATTGGTCGGAGTCGTGGACACCAGGAGATCGAGACCCGGGATGTTAGTAGCCGACTGCGTGCCGTCCAAGTGCAGCATGTAGTCGAAATTTTCCTGGAAGCCGAGTTTCAGCGTTTCGCTGTTCTCTTGCAACAGGTTCGTAAGCTGAACCTTTTCAGCTTCGGTCGGGACGCTGGACTTATCGTCCGTCATCACGATGCCGTTCTGAGCCAATTCGTCTTCGTTCAACCCGAAACCGTCATGGAAGCTGCCCCAGGTGTATTTAGCCTGTTGCAACGTGCGCTTGCGGTTGTAGGTGACTTGCGTGTCGCCGAAGTACGACTGGAAATTGGAATCGTTGCTGTAGCGCAATTGCTCCACAACGTACTGAAGACCGCCCACGTAAGGCTTCTTCTCTTCCATCAGCTTCTTTATCAACGGACGGGCGATATTGACTTGGTCTATCGGGTCATTTCTGAGAAAATAATTTATCGCAGCATTGCCAGCATATGCGAGCTGTTCGGTTGTAAAAGGCATGGTCTAACTCCATCGGTGAAAAACATTCGTTCTTCCCAGGAGTGACGAGCCTAGAATTTTCCCGGTGCCGAGCGGGCGATATCACGACATACAGTCACTGACTGTGCAAACTTTATGCCAACGTGGGGGTGGTTGTCAACTACTAGCCCCCGCTCTCATTCCCTACTGGCGATTTACCGGCTTGCGGCTGGCGATTTTTGTACACCGCTTCACCGGCTGACTCACTGCCTTCGCCTCGGGTAAGCGCCTTGTCCATGGCCGCTTTCGCGCCTTTTGCGGATTGTTCTTCCTTAGCGGCATCGGTTGATTGCTGATCGGTACCGACGTCCATCTTGTGGATATGCAACGTCATGCTGCGCTTCGGGCCGCCGTTCTTGGAACTACCTTCGGTAGCACCACCGCCAATACCGTGGCTGTCATCACCCTCACTGGTGGCGCCGACGTGCGCCAAACCGCTAATTTTGATTTTAGACCCGACTTTCGGCAATTCCTTAAAACCCAAAGCCTTAATATGGGAATGGCTCAAAAGAAGTCGCGGCGGAGCCTCATGCTCATCGTTCCGTTGGGCGGCAATTGCCGGACCTTCGCCACTTTTCGCCTTACTCTTTTCCGAGGTTTGCTTCACAAAATTAGCCATTATCGAACTCCAAAGTCGGGATTGCAGTTACAAACTTCTGGCCAGGGTGCTCCACCTTGAGCCTACGAATAATTTCGTCTTTCCAATTCCATGCCAGAATAAGCAAATACTCTGGCTTCCGGTCAAATAGGATACTCTCCGGAATGACCTTTATGCAACTTCCGGGCAAGTACATGCCCTGCTTGGCTGGCGTGGTATCCCCAACCCGGGGGATTTCCTTGTCCGTGACGCCGCAATAGTTCAAGAAGGTATTGCCCTTGGCTGCGGCACCATACCCCACAACATCGGGTTTTGTGGATATCCATTTGCGAAACGCACCGCGGCACCATTCGGCATGCAAAGCGAATGCGCGGTATGTACCCATGTCAGACAAGTGCTGTTCGCTACGTAAGATATCAGCTACTGCCTCAGTCGGTCGGGGACAAGCCACATCACTCCGGTGTACATATATCCGCAAGCTTCCGCCGTGGGTGGGGAGAATGTCCACATCATAAATGCGCAACTGGTGCTTTTCAAACAGCGGCACGAGAGCGCGCAAGGAGAAATAGGAATAGTGCTCGTGGTAGATGGTGTCGAACTGGCAGCCTTTAATGAGTTGTTCCAAATGAGGAAACTCTATCGTTGCAGTGCCGCCGGGCTTTAACGCAGACCAAATAGCTCGAACGAACCCATTGAGGTTCGGGGTGTGTGCCATGACGTTATTGGCAATCAGCAAATCCGCCTGTACTGGTTGCAGATAGGGTTCGCCAAAGAAATAGTTGAATACCGGCACGCCTACGGCTTCAGATGCCGTAGCGACACTACGACTCGGTTCAATGTTCCAAACTGCGGCCACGTGGGGTTTGAACGGCAGGAGCGATGTACCGTCATTACCGCCAACCTCAACCACGCAAGATTCTTTGTTCAAACCAAAACGTCTGATAGTCTTTTTGGCGTAATCTTCGCAGTGTTGTACCCACTGCTTGGATTGTCCCGAAAAGTACACGTAGTCCTTATTGAACATCTCTCGCGGCGGTACGTCGATTTCGGTTTGCACCAGAAAACACTCTTTGCAAATCATTGCGCGCAGGGGATACCAGGTTTCCTTATCCGCAGCTTTTTCTTTGAGCGCATTGGATGCTGGTTGTAACCCTAAGTCGATAACAAGTTCCAGGTGCTCGCTGCCGCAAGATCTACAGTTAGTAGCCATTCATTTGCATCCTTTTCTTCAGTATGCCAGCGGGTATTAGCATGTTGTTAGCAGTGAATATGCGCGAGGCTACCTCGTAGCGCGCCCATAGGAACTGACGAATCATATCGTTCAATGTGACTTTTAATTCGTTAGTCAAGTTCTTTTCAAAGAGGTCGAACGCTAAGCATTCTAGCCCGGCGCGGTAGGAATCGAACTCGGTAAGGCATTGCTGGTCCCCGAGCTTTTGGCGTATTCCCACGGGATGGTTGGTTATATTCCGGTAATAAGGAGTTTTAGCAAAATGCACAGGACCACGAAGAGCAGCATTCGCAAGGTCAGTAAAGCACCAGTAAGCAGGCGTTCGGGGTTGTAAGATTTCCTCAAGGCGCTCTCTCCTATAGATAGCGTGTTCCGGCCATACATGCTTCTGAATGACGAAGTTCCAAAGCGCATCCGCAGAGGTGAATGTCTCGTCAGTCGCTGGGTAGAATGCGGTCCATGCCGGGGCTTGCGCGACTTCATCGTACAACTGGCACGGAGCGTAGTAAATCAGGATTTCCGGGTGAGTTTCCATAAACTCAATACCTTTTGCTACCTCGTCTTTGACGAGGTAATCGTCGTCCCCTAAGAATATACAATATTTTGTATGTCCCGCGAGCAGTGCTGCGCGCATGTTGGGGAAAGGCCCTAATCGTGGAGACTGGCGCAGGTATCTACCCTTAAAACCCTTAATTTCATTGCGGCCGTCATCCGACACGACGATGTTGGCTTCGGGGAAGTCGGTAATCGCTCTTTCAAGTGTCCACTGCAAAAACGCCGGCCGGTTGTAGGTCGGTATGCAGATCGACAGGTCTTTGCTCATGTCGAAGACGCCGTACTGATCGTATCTTGCTTGGGCATCGGCGGCTGCGGATCCAGCGTTCGACCATCGTGCGAGAGCCGAACACCACAATGAATCCATCCCTGAATGCCAGCCTCACGCGCTAGATCTGAGAACGAGAAGTCTTCCGACAGCAAGTTGTCAAGTGCGATGCGGCCATTGTAGAAGTGATAGAAGTTGCCAGCACCGTAGGACTGTGCCAAGTTCTGGTCGATGATCGCCTCGTAAACTGAGCGCTCAACCTTCAAGAAACCGCCTGGCAGGAAGCGCGCTTGTATCATTCCCTGCTTCGGGATCTGGTCTAAGGGAATTTGCATACCGTCATTACCGCGGCAGAAGGGCATCGGAGGCTGGCATTTATCCGTGTAAAGCCCGCTCACCAAAGGTTCTTCGCAATCGATAATCGTCTGCAAATCCTGACGCGTGAACCCGATATCGCTATCGATCCACACCAGCGTGTCGAAGTTCTTGCGACGGACAAATTCGTTCGCAAGGACGTTCCTCGCAACGTATATGTCCGATTGGCCCGCCATCGGCAGCCAACCGCCATGAAGGCCAGCCGATTGCATCAAGCCAGCGCAGTAGAGGGTTTGAACCACGTTGCCGCGGACCGGGGTTACGATCAAAGTTTTGGCGTATTTGTTGCTCATTTTTTCATTCCAGTAAGTGCGGCATCCATTGCTTCTAACATGCTGCTCGGGGCCTTCGTTTGTCCGCCGGCAGGCTGTTTACCAGCCCGGAGCGGTTGATTTACGGGGGTTTTTACGGTCGCTCGTTGCGGCGCGGCACGCGGTAGATTGATCGCGCGATACGCTTCCTCGAATTTCTGTCGCCACTGCGAGGGTGGAATCGTTGCGAATGCCGGGCGCAGTGCCGGAACTAAGATGGCCTTCTTGGCCTCGTAATCCGGGTCCGTCCCCTGGAGCGTCGTCTCTAGTTCCGAGAGGCTGGTACGTGCAGTCTGGAGTTCATTCGCCGCGCTCTGCTTTTGCTGCTCGGCTCGTTGGACTCCGGTGGTGAGTTCGGTTCGGAACTGTTGTCCATTTCGAGTTCGCGCAATCTCTTTAGCATACTGCGTAGTAACTTGGCCTTTTTTGACCGCGTCTTGGAGATCTGGGTGAGCGCTAAGCGGGTCTCCGATATTTCTTTCCTTACCAAGCAAAGTAGCGAGTCTTTCAGCAACTGACTCAACGAGTTCAAGGGCTTTCTCCTGCTGCGCGGGGTCGCGACTGTTGAAAAGCGCTAGCCACGACAGCGTTTCGCCGTATTGCTCGGGCGATGTGCCAGTGGCCTCGACACCTTTGATCAAATAGTTGAAATCCTGCGAAATCTTGTCACGTTCGGCCGTCACAGACTTTGCCGTGTCGATCAGCGTGCGAATTCGCTCGGAAGTTTCCTTCTTAAGGCCCCCAGGAATGGGATCATTGATAGGATCTTTCTTCGGCGGCTCTTTTTTGTCTTCTACCTTGGCGGTGGGCTTCCATGTTCCGTCGGGGTTGCGCTCACGCTCGCCGTTGGGGCCTTTTTCTTCGCCTTCAGGCTCTTTTTCGCCTTCAGGTTCGCCTTCAGGCTCGCCAGCGCCTTCAGCGTCCTCTGAATCGCCATCTCCCACAGCACTTTCACTATCAGGTGCTGGATCAGCATCAGTATCAGGGGCACTTTCTGGCTCCGGGGTTACAGTGTCTTCAAGCGCGGCATTTACCGCGTCTAATACGCTTTCATCTTCTGTGGGCATGGGGCATCCTAACGTTTAAAAGTTCAAATCAAGGTCCCGGCGGAGCAACAGGGCTCGGTGGTTGTGGCGTACTGCCGGGAGCCGTGCCCCCAGGACCTTGAACTTGCTGCGGCGGCATGCTCGCGGCGTCTTTGCGAAGGACAGGCGCGACGAGCATGGCGGAAGTCTGAGGATCGATTTGCCCCTTGATAGACACCGAAACCTGCGGCTGCGTAGGCGGCGGCGGACCACCAGCGCCGGGGGACCCTGGAGGTGGCTGACGGGGGATAAATCGTTCGACATCGCTTTCATCGCCTAAGCGTAGCATGGTTTCTTTGACCAATTCTATCTCGGCGTTAGCTAGCGGGACATTCCCGGTCGCAAAAGCTTGTTCAATGGTCTGTAATGATTTCTGAATAAGCGGAAGGATCGTAGCCCAAGACTGCATGTCTGTCGCCTGGCGCGGTTTGCCAGTGCTTCCGGCCTCGATCTTGACTTCAACCAGAGTGAATAGATCCTCGATATCCATCCCCTCCGGCCAAAATGCTTTCGGGCCAGCCAGTCGCTGAACGTCTTTAGTCTGCAAACACTGTAACGCTTGCTCGGCAGTATACGTCGCAAGATCAGTGAGCATCGATTCTAGTGAGTCCCTGTTGGAGGTCGTCCGAGCTTGAGTACCCGACTGCTGAATGTTCGCTTCGGTCGCCGTCTTAGGATTACCAGGGCCTGAAATAGCAGCCGACAGCGCCTCTTGAACTCCGCTAATCCGTTCCATGTCGTTAAGGATAAGCGTCGGGTCATAGAGCCTCATGTCAATGCCTTGCACCGGTTTGGGGGCGAACAAATTGGCAAGCGGCACCGAAGGATCACTCGGACGCAGCGCCGTATACTCCTGGGACTTGCTCTCAGTGAGTTTCTTGGCCTCCACTTCGTCCAACATAGTAGCATTGAATAAGACACCCGGGATCGATCTCTCGCGGGTCAAACGGAAATTGGACCGGGACGAACTGTACTCGTCCTGGAGTTTGTATAGCCTCCAGGAAAGACTCTGCGCATGTCTCTGACCATCCACTTCGTAGAAGGCAAAATAAAAGTACGGATAAAACCGACTCGTCGGATATGGCGGGGGGTATGGTTCTTTTGCCCACTTGTGTACTCCGTCGATCAGGGTATAGATCTGTTTGTCTCGACGGTCCCATATTTCCACCACCCTTAAGAATGCAGGCGATTCCTGGCTTGAAGTGTTCGTCACAAACGCCTGCGCGCTCTCTGCCGTTAGCTGCCCTTGCGGCAAAATGTTATCAATATCCCGTGTGGTTAACTCCTTCGGCGCCCGCTGGTAGTAAGTCTTCGCGGTCTTGATATCTTCCGGTTCAAGTCGGGTGAAACGCGACAAGGCATCGTCTTTGTCGATATAAATTTCGTTCGCGATCCAGTCGGCATCGGTATAATTTTCAATGCGGTTGATGTCGGTCGAAACCTGGATGTTTTCCGTCTCGACATAATCGATGACAAACATCTTATTGACCGCGAGTTCCAACTTCTCACCGAGTTCCGCGATTAGCGCCTTCTTTTCAGCTATTTCGGCATCTATAGTCTTCGGATCGTTGTCTTGGCCGTCTTTGAGCAACTTTATCTGCGCTTGCAATCGGTCGTGAGTCTCTTGCGCGTCGTTGAGCGCGGTTTCGACTTCCGGTTGCGGACGCTTCTCAGCGACGTAGGTGGCCTTGAACCATCCTTCGCCGTTTGATAGCACTGAGCGGACGCCCGTGCGTGCCGGCTTCTTTAAATTTCCTTTTGCCCATGCGGCAGAGATGACAATTTCCAGTGTGCGAGCGAAGATCTGCATCTGATATGTGTTGGACTCGTCCACTTGAGGCGCTTTGCGAACCGAGACATCGGGGTTTCGCGCATAGAGCAAAGCCACAAGTATGTCAATGAAAGCGCCAATAAGATTGGTAGTAACAGCCCAAGAAAGGTCGCTCGTACCAGCCGCGTAGCGACGGTCAATTGCCACTTGCTTGCGAAAATTTTCATCGAACTTCCTCGCATCGTCATAACATTTGAAGCGCTTATCGACTAGCGCACGTTCTTCCTCTGTTGCTTCTTTGTCGTCGTGCTCGTCCTGATCGACGCCCTCGCTCTTGCCATCCGCCTGCCGCGGATCGGTCAATATGCTCCCGCCGCCTCCTGGCGTACCGGGACCGTTGGATGCGCCGGAGGTCATGAACTATTTCCCCGGTTCCAGTACGCGCGGGGATGGTGTTGGCGCTGGGTTCAGTATAAGATCCGGGCCAATCTTGGCCGCAATTGCCTGTGCTTCGGCAAGCGCCGCGGCTTCGCGAGCGGCTTTGAGCTTCTCGAAAGCGTGATCGGCCTTCGACTGAAGGTTTTTCTTGAGTGGCGTATCGGTTTCAGTCTTCGCGCGATGGATTGCCGGAATCATATCCGCATTAAGCGCTGCAACTTCATCATCAGTGGTTCGCACTGCAAACCCGGGGCGGGAATGTCTCACAGGGGGTATTCTCCTTTAAAATTCGGGAACAATCCTACCTGATTCGGCAACACGATAGGAGTAGAACTGGAGTATGGCACTATTTTAGCCCGTTCTGTCAATACAGCGGGGTAGACATTGTTGGCGCCAGTTGAACTAACCCAAGACAAAACGTGATTGGTAGATATGACACCAGTCCCAATAACATTGGTGCCGGGAAAGTTAGGAGGGCCCGACAAGACTGTCGTCGCCGAACTCGCAACCACCGTGGGTAGATTGTTGGGTACCCCCGGTGAACTTTGATTCACGGACCGCCGCCGGTCGTGGTCGCTTGCTGCCCAGGTGCTTTATTCAGAATGCCGCCCGGCGAGTTGTAGATTGGACCAACAACTGCGGTTTGCCATGGGTAGTTCGACAGGTACAAGTTCACTTCGTTGTTGTCCTGGGTGCCGAACTGATACGGTGGTATATAGTTAGGACCTGCCGCCGAAGCCAGCATTGAGGTGAAACTCTGCCCGATATAATTAGGCTGGCTGACCGTGGTCATGACGCCCGGTGCGGTATAAACCGTCGGGGTTACCTGACCTTCCGTCGGGAGCTGCACAAAATCATGATAGTCGCTTGGCATATTAAGATCTCAGCGGGCCATTCCCTGCCGGAGTCAACCCTGGTTCGTGTTGGCCGTAAGCTACGGTCGTAATCATCGAAGGACCCGGCGCGATCAGCCCGGGGCTAAAGTTATTCGACCAGGTCGAAACCTGACTCGGAGCAACCGTTACGTTGGCGCCGAATTGCGCAAGTACGCCTGGTGATGTACCAAGGCCAACCTGATTTGCCATTTAGAACACCTTTGCGACTACGAACCCTACGGCTGCGCCAATGCCGAACACGCCAATCGGCGCGAACTTAGCAAGCCATGTCTTGAACTTAGACACATCAGCCTTGACGTCTGCAACGTCAGTCTTAATGGCGGTTACGGTTGCGGTAGAAATTACTGGATCGGCCATTTAAAAGAACCTCACTTTAGGTTTTTCAGATTCAGTGCCATGCATAAGCCATGCCTCTGTGAAGGGTACCAGAAGTGGCTTCCTGTCCGCAACTGGAACTCGGGCATCCATCATCTGGTCCACCATTCGGCCAATCAGCCCACAAACATCTGCTTTATCGTCCCACCGGCCGCCGGGAAACTTCACAAGTTGTTCAATGCAGTTATCTGCCCATGCGCGTTTAACTGGGAAGTGAACTGTGCCGGCGGTTGCTCGTGCGTGAAATGCCTGAAGTTTCACCGCTTTGTCGTCGAGTGATGGAAGAGATTCAATTGCGACGAACTTCTGCGCGTGCTGCATGGCACTGCGAATCGACGGCCCAATAGCTTTATCGATCAAACCCCCTTCATTAGCCCACTTAATCGGCTTCCATAAACCAACAAGTCGAATGAACTGCGCAATACCGACGTCTGTTTCGCATTGTTTGCTCCACCAATCGATTGCCCATAGGTCTCCAATCTTATCGACACCCCAGACTCCATGCTCGGTGAAATCTGGTTCTTTCTTCCCGTGCCTAGGCTCCATAGTGGCGTAGTCTGACGCCCCGTACGTTCTAAGACTTTTTGGAAGCGCATCTAATCCTTCATACATCTGAATCATAATGCGCCTCTATGTTTATCAGCGTAAGTTGCATATTAGCTAAGTGTCGACTCGCGCGAGATCTGGGTCGTACCGCTTGAACATCGACTGATTGAAGTGGACGCCTGTGAATGGCGCCGGCCGCTGCTGGTAAAGAGCTGCCCACGTCCGAGCTGCCCGCGGATTGTCTCTCCAAGTAGACCAGTGTTCTCTAGGAAACCATTCTGGCCAGAGAAATTCTCCGGGC